ACAAGGGATGGCTTTACCCTGCTTGCAATGGGTTTTACCGGAAAAGAGGCGCTGCAATGGAAAATTAAGTACATGCAGGCATTTAATAAAATGGAAGCCATGCTCTCGGGAGAAAAAAGCGTAATGCAATCCCTGAACGAGGCGCTAAGACTGATGGAGGATGATAAAAAGGTTGCTAGCGTCTGTGGCAAAGGACTGGCACAGTGGAAGGCCACAAGAGTAGAGCACATTGAGCGGGTTACTAGCCTGCACAAAGAGGCGCAAATGTTGCTAGGCTTTACCTCATAGCAATAAGTTCAGAGCCCTCTCAGTGAGGGTTTTTTTATGCTCAAAAGGTTTTATGCTAAACTTTGCTTTCAATAATACTTTTCGGAGCGCCCGTTACGTCCTCACTGATCTCAAACAACGCCGCTTCGACGCTGGCAAGCTCAATAACGGATGCTGACACTAATCTTGTGTTAGCAACAGGTGACGGCGCTCTGTTTCCTTCACCCACCGGAATTGAGTGGTTCCCGCTGACCCTGCAAAGCTCCGCAGCGATTGAGATACTTAAAGCAACCGCAAGATCCGGCGACTCTATAACGGTAGAGCGGGCTCAGGAAGGCACCACCGCGATGGCCTTTTCTGCGGGTGACGGTACTGATTTTAAAGTTACCTTTGACGCTTCTGGTATTGCTACGTTTAATGCGCCTGCTTGATCAGGTTTTATTTTGATTTTTATTATTGGTTGGAGTGATAAATGAAATCCGGGAGTGAGAAATCAAAAAGCAAATTGACGCCCCGGCAATCTCGGTTTGTGGATGAGTACATGGTTGATCTTAATGGCACTCAGGCTGCGATAAGGGCAGGGTATAGTAAAAAAACCGCAGATTCTCAATCTGCCCGCCTGTTAGTAAATGTCAAGGTTCAAGGCACTATTCAGGGGCGCATGAACCGTCGCTCAGATCGCACAGAAATTACATCTGACTTTATTCTTAACGGTATCAGAAAGAATATTGAGCGATGCGAGCAAGCGTCCCCAGTACTGGACCGAGAAGGCAATCCGGTTATGACAGCCAACGAAGATGGAGAGCTTGCTGCGGCTTACAAATATGACGCCACCAACGTGTTCAAAGGGTACGAGCTGCTAGGAAGGCACTTGAAGCTGTTTACAGACAAGCACGAGCACACCGGCCCGAATGGCGGACCCATACAAACCATTACTAAGAACATGACCCCACAGGAAGCCGCTGCTGCTTATGCCGACACCCTCAACAGCAATAAGGCATAGCTGGCCGCCTAATTACACCGATGTCTTTGCTGAGCGGCAGAAGCGACTCCTAAGCATTAGGTCAAAGCCCGTACTGCTTTACGGGGCAAAGGAATATTACCGCACCCGCCCGGTGGAATTTATTGAGCACTGGGTTACAACGTATGACCCGCGAAACAGCGGCGGTGATGTTCCGGCAAAGATGCCCTTCATATTGTTCCCCAGGCAACAGCAACTTGTTTACTTTTTGCTGGCATGTATGGACGGCAAAGAACATGGGCTGATCGAAAAGTGCCGGGACATGGGAGCGTCATGGGTGTGCTGCGGTGTGTCGGTTTGGCTATGGATGTTTTACCCAGGCGCAGCGGTTGGCTGGGGTTCGCGCAAAGAACAGCTTGTTGACCGCATTGGCGACCCAGATTCTATTTTCGAGAAGATGCGCCTTATCATTATGGGCCTTCCGTCTGAGTTGTGGCCAATCGGGTTATCGCCAAAAGAGCATATGACGTACATGCGGTTCGTCAATCCAGAGAACGGCTCCACGATTACCGGTGAGGCTGGCGACAACATTGGCCGGGGCGGGCGTAAGCTGATCTATTTCAAAGACGAAGCGGCTCACTTTGAGCGCCCGGAAAAGATCGAAGCAGCGCTGGCCGATAACACCAATGTGCAGATTGACATATCAAGTGTCAACGGCCTCGGTAACGTGTTTCATCGCAGGCGTGAGTCAGGCGTCGAATGGAAAAGCGGAGCCGCACACAAGGGCGTCACAAACGTCTTTATAATGGACTGGCGAGATCACCCGGCAAAAGATCAGGCGTGGTACGACGCCAGGCGTAAGAAGGCAGAAGCGGACGGCTTGCTGCACGTCTTTGCTCAGGAAGTTGATCGCAACTACGCCGCATCCGTTGAGGGCGTTATAATCCCGGCAGAATGGGTGGCCGCTGCAATTGATGCGCATATTAAATTGGGAATTGATGACTCGGGTGGCTATTGCGCTGCACTGGACGTTGCAGACGGTGGCGGCGATAAAAACGCCTACGCAGGCCGCAAGGGAATCACTCTGCGGCATCTTGCTGAATGGGGCGAGCGTGACACAGGATTGACAGCACGTAGAGCTATAGGGCACGCCAGTAACTGTGGAAGCATTGAAGTGCATTACGACTGCATTGGCGTGGGGTCAGGCGTTAAGGCAGAAACCAACCGGCTAAACGATGAGGGCTTAATGCCGTCAGGTATTCGGTTTGTGCCATGGGATGCCGGGGCAGCAGTGCAGAACCCCAATCAAAACGTCGAGCCACACGATAAAGACACGCCAATCAACAAAGACTTTTACACTAACCTGAAAGCACAAGGCTGGTGGCAACTTCGTAGGCGCTTTGAAAAGACTTACAGGGCTGTCAATGAGGGCGTGAGATTTGACCACGACGAACTGATCAGCCTGCCTTCTGATCTGCCATTATTGCGGACTTTGCAGAAAGAGCTTTCACAGCCAACAGCATCAAAGGGTGCACGGATGAAACTTATTGTTGATAAGTCACCATCTGGAACGAAATCACCTAATGTTGCGGACGCTGTAATGATGTGCTATTGGCCGGTGCAGTCCGCCGGTTACGATATGATGTCCGTTTACTCCTGACCGGTCTTATTACCACAGAAAATTCAGTTACAAGACACAAAAGAAAACAGATGGTATACTTGCGGAAATAGGAATTGGAAAAGTCACAGATGTTAAGGGGCTATAAAATGCTGGCGGTCTATTCATGAGCAACTGGTTCTCCGATGTATCACGCGGCCTAGTTAACGCGATGTCCAACTTGGGCAGCGAGAAAGACAAAGGCGCTCAGGGCAACTGGTATTTCACGCCATTAGATCAGCAGCAAGCCGAGAACGCATATCGATCTAACTGGATGTCCAGAAAAGCCATAGACATTCCTGCGCTTGATATGATGCGCGAGGGCTGGGCTTGGCAGTGTAGCAAAGAAGAAATTGCACTAATTAAAGCCGAAGAAAAAAGGCTACAGGTTTACAGCCGAGTATTCAAAGCCATAAAGCAAGCACGTTTGTTGGGCGGTGCCGGGATCATTATCAGCGACGGCAAAGACAACAACGATCAGCCCTTGGTGCTGAGCAGCATAAAAAAGGGCGGCGTGCAATTTATAAGAGTAATGGACCGATACCAGTTATCAAGCGGCCTGCTAGACTTTGACCCCATGAGCCCTACTTACATGGAGCCTATTTATTACGATCTGATCGGCGCTGCTGGCGGCACTATTCGCATTCATCCGTCGCGTGTTGTTCGGTTCCTGGGCAACGAACTGCCGGTTGATTCGCAGATTCTTTACGACCGATGGGCAGACAGCATTCTTGATTCTATCGAGATTGCAATTCGTGACGCCACCGCAGGCCAGCAGGGCATCGCGGCTTTGGTTCAAGAGGCCAAAGTTGACGTTTATCAGATTGACGGCTTCATGGAAGGGATGAAAAGTGAGGTCTATAAACGGGCGGTTGTGGAACGGTTCAGCCTAGTGCAGAGCATGAAATCAACTGTTAATGCGCTGGTTTTGGACAAGAACGACACTTACCAGCAGAAGTCAGTCAATTTTGCACAGCTCCCAGAAGTACAGCGCTTGCAGCTACAGATTGTATCCGGTGCCGCTGACATCCCTGCAACCCGGTTTCTTGGTCAATCACCTGAGGGTATGAACTCGACGGGTGATGGTGATCTAAGGAATTACTACGACAGGATCAGCGCAGAGCAAGAGCTGCATTTACGCGAGCCACTAGAAAAACTTATGGACGCGGTTGTACGTTCGGCGTTAGGTGATAGGACAAGCGACTGTCAATTTCGCTTTCGCCCTCTGTATCAAATGAGCGAGAAAGACAAAGCCGACATATTCAAGACAAAGGCAGACGCGGCAAGGGTTCTTGCAGGTGGCGGCGATGACTTGCCGTTGGTTCCGGTGGAGGCGCTATCCGACAGCCTAATTAACTCATTTATTGAAGCAGGCGACTTGCCGGGGCTTGAGGCGGCAATGCAAGAACTAGAGGGCGGCGAAGATGAGTAGAGCAAAAGGAGGCTTGCAATGCAGT